GTTATGTTTACGTGGTCGGCCGTCTACTACTTGCCTAGCAGGTGTGTGGCGGATCAGTTCTAATATCTTAGCACGATCTGGAACGTCAATGTCAATGTCTGCACTCATATTCTACACAGCGCCACAACAGTTTTCAATTGTTGTTCGGCTTCACGAACAGCGCCCAGTGCATCGGCCACAGCAGGATACTGTTCTGACATGCGCCAGGCTTCCTTTTCTTCCTGCATTTTTTCACGTGCCCAGTCTAAGATTTGTTCAGCGTCTGGATTCAACCCAACGTAATATTGACCTAGATTGAGTGGTTGCCAACTGGTGCCGTTGTATAGTTCCAGTCGTTGATTACTGGTGTTGTATTGTATCTGTCCAACACCCATATAATTACTGTTGTTGATGTAGTTAGTACCGGCACCGCCGGTGACTGCAATGTATTTTCCAGTTTGACCAATGTGTCCTATCATGTTACCATCCTGCTTGTTTCAATATTTCTTTAGCGTACTCCGCATCGGCGGTGTAGTCTGAAAACTTTTTCTGCCATACGTCACTATCTATATAAGGCCATATCATTGACACTTGGTCGGCTGTGAGTTCGCCCAGGAACTTCTGTCCTGATTCTGAGTTGTATATCACCCAAGGGCTGATGCGTCCGGTTGTGACAGCATGGCACATGGCATGACTGCTGCCATAACGCAAACAATCATGTGGCGGTGCCGAGTGAGTCTCACTCCAGTCTATGCCAAACTCCACTGCTCGTGCAAGTGCGTCTGCCACTGCTTCCACTTTCAAATAGTCCAGCAAGTACTCAGTGTATATTTTATCACTGCCCCAGTTGTCAATCTTTTTGTTGTGTTTCAGCAACCACTCTGTGAACTGTCTAGGATTAATTGCCTTTGTGCTCACACAGTATCTGCCAAACTTGACAAATGCTCTATAGTAAGGTGAGTCTGCAAAGTCATCAAATGTTTTGAGCCTGGCCGATCCTTGTGCAATCTCATAGAATCGCAAGTAAGATTGAAAGCCCAGTTCTACACCACGTTCTGATCGTTCTGATCTGCGGCGCTTGGGTTCACACAGGTGCACCACAAGACTTTCTGCACGTCGAAATGTTTTTTTGCAGTAGCCGCAGGTTAGTTCACTTAGTGTCTCGGCCATGGTCTCTAATGTATTGATCAAGTTCTTTCTTTGTGGTCATTGAGGCCAGCATGGCTATCTCATCTTCTTTGTACATGGGAAATAACTCTGCCAGTTGTTTTCTAATACCACTTGCTCCAGCACCAGTTTCTTTCTTCTTGGGCGAGATCCAGTTGTGTCTGGGTGTACCCATGTCTGGACTCACAGTAGTAGCACACAACCATTGCAGTTCAGGATGCCGGCTGATGTTGAAGAAGTGTTTGTTCAGTCGTTCGTTGGTGGCAACCAAATAAAACTCTTGCAGTTCTCTTGAGCCTTCCACACATGACGCCCAACGAATCATGAGATAGTTTGAAAACTTCTTGCGTTCCTCGTCTGTGAGTTCGCTGTAAAAGTTTCTGTTCTTGCGATCCAGTTGTCGCATTTCATTGGCAATGTTTAGTTTGTGATCCATATATTATCCAATATGTAATGCTTGTCTATATATGTCGTGCTTGATAGGCAAGTTTGAAAACCACATTTCTGATCTATAGTTGTCTTGGATCAACTGCTGGGTTAAAAATTTATACCATCGATCACTGTGATCTTGATTTCGCAGTGCTGTCACAGCATGTTGCATGTTGATTTGATCACAAAATTTTGATTTTTCTAACTGGTCGATTAATATAGCACGATATTTTGTAGGTATTACAGAAATACCTATGTCACTGCCAATGTTGGCCAGCACTGGTTGAAATTGATCAATGGCCAACCAATCAAAATATTCCAAAAGTTCTGGCAACCACCAGATGTTGATGGCGCTGATTACTGTGGCAAGATTGATTCGAACATTCGATTGAGTCAACATCCAATTTAAATTGTTTTCCACAGTGGCCCAATCACTGCCACTACGCACTGTACTTGCATGTTTACCTACCGCATCAATACTGGCATGCACTTGTATATTGGTGAATGCCGGCCAAAGGTCTGCTACATGTTTTGATTTGGCACCCAGCACTGTCATATTGGTACTATACATCAACACAGGATCTGCACCATCTGCAATGAGTTTTTCTAGTACTTCGTAATGTTGAGGATTCAGCAAAGGTTCACCGCCAGCAAAATAGACTTTTTTACAACCGCTGAGATCCAAGTTTGCAACATCTATTGGCTGATGCAAAACAATATTTTTTACTGAGGCTTCGCTGGACCAACTGGTACTGAACCCTGGACCACAACTGCGACATTTTAGATTACACAAATTGTTGTTGCGAAAATCCAAAAATTTTGTTTGATGAGAGTCAAAATCTGTGTTAAACTTGTCAAATTGATCTCGCCAGCCAGATTGATTTGGCTTGCAAGAACCATGACACGCATCAGGTACTTCGTTGCGTAAGAAAGCACCACCCACTTGCATGGTCATTTCCTCGCGGCTGTTGAAATGTGGTCCAGCCCATTGGCAACATGGAGTAAATTTGTTACCAGGCATGTAACACACACTGGTCCAAGGAGCTTTACAAAAAACTTTATTCATTTACCTTGATTAGTTTGTATATCATTATAACACGTTCCACAGCATCTTGTAAAGTGGGATTGGTCCGGGCCAGTCGCCGGATGTCACCCCACATTTTATCTTCCTGGAGGTGATCAAACAAGGGCCTGCCATCACTAGTGCGCTTGTCGTAATCAACATGATGCCCATTTACCGGATCATAATCCCAACCAACCGCTTGTCTAGTGCTGGAATCAGCACCTGCTTCGCGGGCATACACTTTATTGTCCACACGCTCGTAGATGTAGGTGGCGCCGGGTTTAAGGGTTCCCATACTTGTAGCCATATTGTGCATGTGCCCAGCGCAGGAATCGTTCAAGACCTTCCTGATCTTCTGGATAACTTTCCAAGTAAATCTTGGCCAAGCGATTGATCATTTCAAATATTTGTGGTTCGGTGTATGCCATGTTACCAAGCCTTGTTGTAGTCTACTATCTCACAGTTGCGACTGATGTCTTTCACAAAGTACACACAGTCTGGATCTGGGTCATCGTTCAATGGCACAGAAAGCAACTGGCCATTCTTTAGTTTGGGTGCATACCACGACACTTCGTGATACACATCTAGTATTTCAATGTCTGGGAAACTTGGACGGAAACTTGTGAGTGGATTGAACTGAAATACTTTAAAGCCACGATCGTTGATTGATGTCAACGGTAACACTTCTAGATCACCTACTTCAGGTTCGCCAATGAGTATTTGCCAGTCCATGGGCATTTTTATGGTGTTGGTTCCTATTCGTAGCACAAGTGCAGGCGCATTAAAACTTTCTAAAAAGATCAGTGGAATAAAATGATAGTCGGGCTCTTGGGGGTTTGAGTTGTCTAATATAGCAAACCGCATGTCATCTACTTCTTCAGGCAAATGATCTAAGTCGTAGTGGATGTTGTCTAGGGTTAATATTCGCATGTTGTTATAATACACTGTTGTGTGACAGAAGTCAACCTATTTTCATCCAGTCCAGCTTTTCTTGTGTAAAGGGATAGTTGGCTTCTTTGTAGAACTGTTTGCGCTTGGTCAAGTGACGCTTGGCAAATTTACAAGTGCTGGTCAAGTCCCAGATCTGAACATGATCTTTGTCTTCTGCTCGTCTAATGCCTCGCCCAATGCTTTGTATAACGCGGACAAAGCTCTTTCCAGGTTCAACCAGAACCAAATTAAAAATACGGGGAATATTGATACCCACGGCGGCCACACCATATGTGGCCACAATGATTTTGTCTGTTGCGTCAGCCACTTCATCATACTCTGCTTGCCTGTTTTTTGTTTTGGTTGCACCTGATACAAAAACTGCACGATCGCCCAAGCGTTCCACCAGTTGTCTACCACATTCAGTTCGGTCCACCAGCACTAGTGTGTTGCCTGTTTCGTTTACTCGGTTTATCAAGTCAGCCATGGTGTCCAAGCGTCCTGATTCCTCAAGCAAGTATTTGAGCTCACTTTGATAGTCTTTGTATTCCACATGATCAATCAGTTGCACAATGTTCACATGACAGTTGGCCAGCACACCTTGTTGTTGCAGTTCGCTGGCACTGAGCTTGCCAATCACCGGACCAAGACTCACAAGCAAGGCTTGGCTTTCAAACTTCTCTTTGGGCACAGTTCCAGTCAATCCCCAGCGAATCGGCACTCTCGACATTACACCTGTCAGCAAGGTCTTTAGTGCGTCTGCCTTGGCCATGTGTACTTCGTCCACAATAACACATACCACGTCTTCCAAAAACTCACCTATGGTACAATCGCCTATGCCGGCCTTGGTATTCTTCAACAGGTTGTTTAGACTTTGCCATGTGCATATGGTGTGTTGACGTCCGTATTCTTTTCTGTCACCAAAGTACACACCAACATCTTGTTGCATGTTGATATAGTCTGCTTCAGTCTGTGTGACCAAGCTCTTGTTGGGCACAATAACAATACTGCGTCCATAGGGTGTGACAGCATTGCTCAAAGCCGCTGTCATTATGGTCTTGCCTGCGCCTGTGGCCACTTCCTGTATGCACTGTGGGTTGGCCAAGAAGTTGTTCACAATCTCCACTTGATAGTCACGCAACATGATGGGCTCACCTGCGGCGGGATGACCTTTGGGCCAGGTCACATGTGCAAAACTTGTTTCTGAGACCTGTTCAAAGTTGAATGTGTTTGAGTAGTCCCGTTGATCATCCAGTTCAACATCATAATCCAGCCGCTCCAATATGGGCATGATCTCAGGCAACAGGTTCACATAAGTTGATCCACCCAATTGAAAGTATGCCACCTTACCATCCCAGCGACCCAGTCTCACTGCTGGCAAATAACGTGCGGCAGGGTTTTCGTATTTGAAAGCATTGACCAAGGCCTTGCGAGCATCCAAGTCCAGGCCTTCAATCTTGATGTTTACTTCATCACGTATTTGTATGGTGCATCGTTTCATATGTATTGAGCTAGGTCTGGGAATGTGTTTTTAAAATCTAAATTTCTATATTGATCATGCCGTTGTACAAACTGTTTGAATTGATCAAACAGATTGCTGTTATCTGTGTTCTGCATTAGATTTGACCAGACACGCACATCTTCAATTGTACTTGATTGTAATTTATTTACAATGGCCAACTTGGCCGGAGTTGACCAGACTGAAGGTCTTAACCAAGCAGATGTATGTACCTTGCCCATCCAGGGTCTGGGTAGTCCTTTTTGTTGACACCATGTTACAAATTCTTCTATGTAAAATATATTAAATGCACTCACAGCATGTGCCACACTGAGTTTGATGTTTGACTGTTGCTGTTGTAATTTGAGATATTGTTCGGCATGATTCTCTAATGTATTCCAGTCTGCTGGATATCTTAGATACTCAAATCGATTGTGTATACCATCAATGCTCAACTGCAAATCAATTTCAGCAAAGTGAGTCCATCTATCTAGCCAACTTTGCTCGGGAAAGATGGTGGCATTGGTGGTATAATGAATAGAGATATTTTTTGATTGCCCGGTGTGTATGTAATGATCTAACAATGCTCGATGCTGTTCTATATTGGACAGCATGGGTTCACCGCCGTGCAAGTCTATGTGTATCAAGTTAGGAGCAATGTCAGTAATATTAATGATTAAATCTTTCCGCACACTTTCAATGTTTTGAACTTGTATGCCATACACATCTTTGTATTCCTTGATCCATTTGCTGGATGCAGCCGGACCGCAAATGATACATTTTAAGTTGCAAGTGTTTCCCAGCGCCAAACTGGCTGTCAGCAATGCATTGCTATCTAAATCATATTCGTCATAATGATGTTTCCAACGAGTGTAATCAAGTTGTCGTTTGCTTTCAATGCCGTTTTCTTCTTCTATCTTGCACCGCTCACATCCTGAGGGCCACTCACCTGTTTGAAACTGTTGTTTGATCGTGGACAACATTGCACTTTGCCGGTAGTCATCTATGGTGTGATGCTGTATGTTAAAAGTCTGTGCATAAGACTGACTTCCAAATTTACAACAAGGCAGTATCTCCCCAGTGGGCAGTATTTCCAAATTACTCCAAGGTGCAAAACAAAAAGTCATATTATGTGTGTATTGTCGATTATACGTGTATTATACGTGAAATTTTAACTTGTTGCAACCTTGATACTTTTAATGCATTGGTGTTGGGAAATCATTTCTATTATTTGTGACTTTGATTGTGTCATAATCAATTTACCTAAAGTTATACTGCCTAAGCTCAGCTTGGAGTCGTATTTTTTATAACCTTGTCTGTGAAAAAAATCTTGATTTTGTTCAAAATATTTCCATATCAATTGCTCAGTATTTTTCAAATCTTGTGCAGAATCTGAATGGAATCTAACGGTAAAGTCAACACACAAGTGACTTTGTGGTTTGAAAGCATCAGGTGCAATATATTGATCATTGTCGTGCCACAGGTCATACAAGGTTTTACCAATTTCACAATAGTTCAATCTTAAATCTCCCCAGTCCTCCTGCAAGGTGAACAATTCAAATTCATTATCTTCTATTAGGTCTCGGTAAGGTTTGTATTTCCAAGTTGCAACAAATCTTGGAAAAGCGTTTAATGTTTCGTAACGATGAATCCAAATATTCAAATCACCCAAGGCATCTTGTACCGCAACTGGAGCCTTAGAAAAAAATTCATTGCTGGATTGTTGATCATACAACCCATGATACACTTCAAATATATGATGTAAGTAATTTAGGTCGTCTTGTGTTGGACTGTGTCCAATGGATTTTTGAATTAGCCCAGGAGAATAGTCGTTAATTGTTTGTATCAATCTGCGTAGATGGTCCACCACACGATCATGTGTGTATTCAGAATTTGGAAAGTTATAAAATCTCTTAAGATCATCCCATGGTTGTCCAGCCTCTATAAATAAGTTTAGGTGTTTCAACCACTTGTGTGTTATACTTGTATCTACCAAATCAAAATACAACTCATAGTCAGTTTGATGATTGGTAAGAGTAATAATAATTTTATGCATAATTCTAAAACAATCGAGGTAGCAGTTACACTACAAGGATACTTTTGCAATGACTGGCCGTGTGTGGAGGTTTCTGGGAATAATCATATTTATTATACAGGAACTGTTCAACAAACACAAGCAATTAGATTTTCAATGCCGTCTTGTGAGATCAATCAAGTTGTTATTACACATCAAAACAAAAGATTTGGTCCTGACGGAATATGGGACGTTGCTGTCAAAGACAATGTAATTATTCAAGATCGAGCAGTGAAATTGTTGGATTTTGAGTTGGATGACGTTAGTATCAAGTCCTATACATTTGATAATTGTAGATTTGTCACGGACCAAAATGAAATTCTACAAACAGATTATTTTGGTCACAATGGATATTTTGTAATTGAGTTCGGAGGGCCAATTTACGAATGGATTATTTGCAATTGTGTCAAACCCCAGGCAAAAATTGCCCCGGGGAACTTTGTGATAAGCACCACTGCAGACAACTTGTTTGACTATGTTCAAGACCAAGTAGAGCTAGATGAAATTGAAGGGATTTTAAATCAACATGCACATTTGTTTAATCAATTTACCAAGATATGAAATCCATCGTCCGCCACTGAGTTTGGCCACACTGAGTGAGATATGCAACCAAGCACAGGTTGACTACAATTGCATAGATTTAAGTTTGTTGATCTATCAACATTTACAGGATGACTTTGAAGCCATAGATAATTTTTGTATCACAAGACAAGTTGAACCTGATGTATTGCAAAAACTAAAGGTACTAATTGACCGAATAATCAAACAGCAAGTGGATCAGTATCCTGATTCAACATTTGCACTGTCACTATTGAGTATTTGGAGTCAGCCAGTGTGTGAACTTGTGTGCGCCAGTATCCGAACACACAGCAATTCCCAAATATTATTAGGCGGTCAAGGTTTGGCGGACAAAACTTGGACTATGAATCAAATCAGTCAAGGTGCTGCTGATGAGTTCATAGTGAATGAAGCAGAGATTGTTTTTAAAAATTGGCTGCAAGGGGACAAGTCAGGTCCTGGCTGTAATAATTACAACTTTGAGCAGATAGATGATCTTGATCAGCATGTTGTAGTACCTGACTACAGAAAACTTCCTATTGATCAATATCCTTACCTGGGTAACACCAGTTTTTTCATTACTGCCAGTCGTGGGTGTGTGCGTAATTGTGCCTACTGCGACATTGCACATCAATGGAAAAAGTATCGGTACCGAAGTGCAGCCAGTGTGTTTAAAGAAATGACCACACAATTCGAACGTCACGGCGTGACTGATTTCTTTTTCACAGACAGTTTGATAAACGGCAGCATGAAAATGCTCAATGACTTATGTGACTTGTTAATTGACTACAAACAAAAGAATCCAAATGCAAAGTTGAACTGGCAAGGACAATATATTTTTCGTCCTCGCAGTTCAGTCAATCTTGCGCACATTAAAAAAATGACTGATGCTGGTTTGAATTTTTTAGTAGTGGGTCTTGAGACTGGTAGTGATCAGGTGAGGTATGATATGAATAAAAAACATACTACTGATGATGCAGAGTGGTTTTTGGAACAGTTCAAACAGCATGGTATAAAATGTAGACTGTTGATGATAACTGGATGGATAAATGAAACAGAAGAAGATCACAAAGCTACTTTGGAACTGTTTCCTCGTTGGCAAAAATATGTAGCCAGTGGGACTATAACTGGCATTGAATTAGGTAGCACATTAAGTATTTTGGAACATGCACCGGTGGCCATGCGAGTGCCTGACCTGGGTATTCAACTGCTGAACAACAAAGGCTACCTGTGGTTCAATCCCACCAACCCTGACTTGACAATTGCCACAAGATTTAAAAGAAGACTAGAAACACATCGACAAGCAATAAAGTATTACTGGCCTATAACACGTAGCCTTTATCGACTGAGTACTATCAAGTCAAATTTATTAGAAGCTATTAAATATCTGACAGAGCCGCAGGCTCGTCCTCGGGTATTTGAAATAAATTTAGTCAAAAAAACAGGCTCCGAAGAGCCTGTTGTAAAAACCCGGGGCGGAGCCAACCAATCCCCAGGGTAAAACTCAATCAAGTAACAAAATAAGACATGCCAACAAGAATGCAAAGCCAATGTGCCCTAAAAATATTAACAGTAGCACAAGAAGCCAAGCCATGTTAGGCACTCTTCATACATGTAGTCTCAGCCATGCGCTTCCAGTTGCCTGCAAAGCTCTTGCGCAAGTCTGCAATCTTCAATGCCATACGCAGGCTCATCTCACGCAGACGATTCTGATTTGCTTCCATGAACTCAACGATCTCGTCCTGTACTACAGGCTCAAAATCATATTCTGAAAACAGCACACCGTCCTTGGCAATCTGCTTGATACGCAACACCTTGTCACGCATGGTGTCCAGTGTCAAGTCCAAGTAGTGACAGCGCGATTGCAGTGCATCCAAGTGATCACGCAATTTTTGGCTCTTCATTGTGTCAAACTTCAAGTTGGTGATAAAAATCACACTACCCTTGAACTCAAAACGATCAGGAATGCCTTCGCGGCGCAAAGCACTGGATTCACTCAACCATGAAATGGTACGCTTTTTGCCGGAGTCCAATGCGCCCTTCAGCAAGTTTAGGGCCACGTCGTCAAGCAAAATGCTGTCACAGTCATCAAACACCAACACACAATTGGCATCTGAATACTTGTACAGTGTCTGATACAAGCCAATGGGCGTTGCACTACCTTTCACAACTTCGGCACGGAGGCGCTTGCCTGCCAATTTGTCAAACAAGGTGGCCTTTTCAATTTCACGCTCGACGCCAAAGCTCTTGCCAACTCCAGGAGGACCACTCACAATCATGGCACGGATGTCACCATTCACACAAGCCTTTGTCATCTCATTCAAGATGTCAAAACGCTCGCGAATGCGAGTCATAATTTGATCTTCAGTTTCAGTTTCAGTTTGTGCGGCAACAAAGGCCACGGTGTTGTCATTACTCACGTTTTCTCCATTGACATATTCGATGTCTTTAATGTTGTTGACTTTGATACGGATGGTGTCGGGGCAGTTGGGAAATGCTCCGTTGTTTTCTACTGTCACAAAATTGCCTTTGGCGCCAGTTTGATAACCGGACACAAGATTGAAAGCAATATTGCGCACGGGTTTGTTGCGATACTCACCTTTGATAACTCGAATTGCACTCATTGTTGGCTCCTTTGAAATGCGGTTGTTTACTGTTTATGTCTCTATTATAGCAAATGATGGATTATTGGTCAACCGGGGCAAACAGTTCTTGCCCTTGTTGCATAAACACAACAAATGCTTCCATTGTTTTTTCACAGTAAAGCATCTTGCCGTGCTTTTGGATATCTTGCAAAGTTTCCAACAGGCCCATGCCCATGAAGTCTGCTTCTTTTTGTATTTGTTTGATTGCTGTAGTGATCTGCATTGCTGGCTCCTTTTTGCTTTGTATGTGGTTATTATAGCATTTTGGGAATTATTGGTCAAGTACTACCAAAGTATTACTTAATGAAGTTTTCAAAGAAACGGGTGTTGATTGCGTCCATTTCCGCCTGCTCCACATAGAAGTCAGTAGTAGGATCGTAGTACTGACCCTCTTTGTTGTCATAATACAACACGCGACCTGAGAAGTTGAATGGGCCTTCCAGTCCTGCACGAGCACTGTATTTGTTGCGCATGACGTCTATGGTGTCAACTACACGATATCCCATTGCTGGCTCCTTTTTGCTTTGTATGCCACTAGTATAGCACGATGGGAATTTCTGGTCAAGTACTACCTAAGTATTACCTAGCACCAGTTGTTTGCAATCACAGGATCACTAGTGCATTCATGCGGTTTGGGACGACCATGAAATACAAGTATGCTGGTATCACCGCCAATGTACGCATTAGAATCTGACCCGGGTGAATGGGGTTTTCTTGTGGCAAAATTATATCCGCCATTACTCACTTGCCAACGCCAACTTTGTAGATGTTGTTGATCAAAGTATCTACGTTGGGTGGGATCAATCACCAATCCCAAGTAATCTTGGTCGCCAGGGTATTTTACAACTGTACGGTTGATATCCAATTGATCAAATTCGTGCCACACATGTGCATACCGGGCAACGTTCCACCACATTACACTGCTATTCATACCTGAATGTGTTTGGCGTTGAAGATATCTAAAGTCTCTAATGGTCCAAAAGCATTGTGTACTCAATGCCGGAATCCAACTCAAATCATTTATGATTACACAATCAAGATCAAAGTACAACAAGTTGCCTGCATGATATTCAGGATTGAACAACTGCATTTTGTACCACCATTCACGTTTGGGCCCTGAAATACCTGGCCATTCTTTTACCACATGTTTGATCATGTGCGGTGGCACTGGCCTATCCTGCTCGGTGTACACATGAAAACGTATGCCTTGTGGCATGTGTCGTAGCAGCATGTTGTACAGTTTTTCCACATACACCCAGTCATAACCTGTGCCGTGGATTACACAGGCACAGTCTACAATCTGATCATGTCGTGGAGAGTGTTTGCTCATGACCAATAGGGATATTGACGTAACACTGTATCAACTGATGCAGGATACTGAGGGTCAACTTGGTGCGTGGCAGTTTTGTGATTGATAGCAGTGCCGTCAAGGCGTTTGAATGTTTCTAGCATTTCATCTGCATCTCGATGTTGTGTCTCAATGCAACTCCAGGCCTTGCTCTTGATGATGTCATCATTGCCAATCCATCCCCAATGCCAACCAGCAGTTTTGGGGAACAGTACACAGTGACTACGGTCTTTTTTCTTTTGGGCATGTCCCACTCCACTCTGCAGACCCTTGTATAGTTTGCATGGATCTGCAAACATGTGTTTTTTGGCCACAACATTTCCAGTCCACTTACGATCCACTTGCTGATCCCACCGATAGATATACATGTCAAGTGTGCAAGTCACAGGCTGATTGACAGTGTTGACCGTTTGTAATATTTCTGGCCATAGTGCAGGATTAATAATTTCATCCAAGTCACTGTGCATCACAATGTCGTCATCACTGCAATCTTGATAGCCTTCTAACAATGCTGAACGCTGTCCGTTTTCAATGTCCCAGTTGGTCCAGGTCTCAGGAATGTCAAGGCACACCACACGCAGTCGATCTCCCCAGTGGCTGTAGCGAGCCATGTTGTCAGACAGATAGAATGGTTTGGGCCGACCGCTCATGGTTCGATTGCCTTCACAGATGACCCAACGGTCCACGTAGTGTTTGGCGAGCTCCAAACGTATATCCAGCATATCAAACTCGTTGTTGAAAAGTGTAGTATCTACTATCATGTTAAAATTTAAAAATTATTTGGTAAGCATCGTAAATGGGCTGTTTGCCTTGTTGTGCTAGATATTCAACAATGCGTCGACCTTTGCCTGTTCTACGATTGTCTTCTAGAAATCTAGCATTGTCATCTATGGCCACAACAGCACCTGGTTTGATGTGTGATTCAATGGCTTGAAATTCTTTCAAGTGGTGTTCGGCGCTGTCATGATCGTTCTTCCATTTTACGTCCCAAGAGTCTAGATAAAACAAATCTACTTGGTCAAGATCGTTTTGATGCAATAGCCAAGTCACACTGTCACTGCAACTGGCGCGGAAACAAGGATTGGGCAAGATTGCCTGAGCAATGTCAACTGCCGCAGGATCAATGTCTACTGATCTTACTGTGCCACTGTGGTGCTCTACAAACTCCACAAACAATCGAGCACTTTGTCCATCTTTCCAGTTGCCTGGGTTACGCAGGGTACCAGTTTCCACAATGTGGTATTGAGATTGCTGGAGACTTTCCAGGTAGGCAAATATCAAATTAAAGCCATCTGCACGGCAATACAAACCTTCATGCAACCCGCGTTTGGCGCCGCTGGTGTTTGAGTTCAAACAATCAAAATATTGTTCACGATAATGTTTAAGCCATGTCATAGAGATATTTAAGTAGCTAGATACCGCTGTTGTCAAAATCTGGCTTGTCCACCAACCAGCAGCGTCCAGAGCGGCGTACTTTGAGATTACGGTGGCCAAAAAATTCCCACACAGCTTTTTGTACACCTGGATGACCCTTGGTGTAGTCATCTCCGCCAAATTGGCCACCAGGCCGTATTTTTGGCCACCAGGCATGCAGATCTTGTATCACACAATCGTAAGTATGTCCAGCATCAACATAACAGAAGTCCACACTGCCATTATCAAACTGATTGGCTGCGTCCCAGCTCAAACTTTTGATAGGTACAATCAGATCCAATACAGGCGCCACATTGTGTGCAAACACTTGTTCCAAAGTTTGTGATTTTATTATGTCTTGTTCAGCTAGTTCTATACCGCCGTCCCAGGTGTCCACACAGTAGAATTTACCAAACTTTTTTTTCTGCAACAATTCAACCATGCAATAAGCTGTGCTTTTTCCAGTCCACGCACCCAGCTCGACCCAACAGCCTCCTGCTGGGAACAAGTCCAACACAATGTCCAACATCACTGTGTTTCTATGGCTCATAAATCCGTCAATGTTTTGATAAAAATGATTCATTTTGTATTTACTCATAATCTTAGCCTATAAATATCTACATGAAAATAGTTCTAGTTACGGGTGGATTTGATCCGCTACATTCGGGGCATATTGCCCACCTCAAGGCAGCTCGCACTTTGAGCGACAAACTTATTGTGGGCATCAACAGCGACGACTGGCTGATTCGTAAAAAAGGCAGAGCATTCATGCCATGGAATGAGAGATTGTGTGTGATCAACAATCTCTCAATGGTAGATGAAGTTTACACCTTTGATGACGAAGACGGATCAGCTAAACATTTTATACAACAAGTTCGCGCACATTATCCAGAAGCAGAGTTAATTTTTGCCAACGGTGGTGATCGTACAGACAAAAACATTCCCGAAATGGATTTCAAAGACAATAATTTAAAATTTGTGTTTGGGGTTGGCGGAGAAGATAAAAAGAATTCTAGCTCATGGATTTTGCAAGAATGGAAAACACCAAAAACTGATCGTGCATGGGGTTATTATCGTGTGTTGCATGAAGTAGGTGCCAATACCAAACTAAAAGAACTTACTGTGATGCCCAACACATGTTTAAGCATGCAACGACATGATCAACGTGCAGAATTTTGGTTTGTGGCTGAGGGCGCGGCCACGGTGTACACCTTGGATGAAGCTTCAACTGATCAAGAAGTCAAGTGCAGTCTTACCATGCATGAACACACATTTATCAAAACAAACGAATGGCATCAGTTGTGCAACGAAACTAATCAACCTTTAAAGTTGATTGAAATACAATACGGTGAACGCTGTGTTGAGCAAGATATACAACGTCGATGAAACCTATACCTGTATTTGTAGGATATGATCCACGAGAAGCTGTGGCATATCATGTGTGTGCAAACTCAATCATTAGACACGCTAGTCAACCAGTGGCCGTAATTCCCGTGGCTCTAAACTTGTTTCAAGACTACGATGAAACACACACTGATGGCAGCAATCAATTTATCTACAGCCGTTTTCTTGTGCCACACTTGATGGACTACCAGGGCTGGGCCATATTCATTGACGGCGACATGATCCTGCGCGGAGATATTGTAGAACTATGGAATCTACAAAGTCCTTACAACGACGTCATGGTGGTCAAACACGACTATCGAACACGCATGACTGAAAAGTATCTTGGGTCAAAGAACGAAGACTATCCACGCAAAAACTGGTCAAGTGTGATACTGTGGAACTGCAACAGTTTTCCCAATCGCAAACTAACACCTGAGTTTGTGCAAAAATCAACAGGGTCTGAACTGCATAGATTCACTTGGTTAGAAGATGAACGCATTGGTGAACTGCCCCCAGAGTGGAACTGGTTGGATGTCGAATATGAATGGAATCCACTTGCTAAACTTGTTCATTATACTTTAGGAACTCCGTGCTTTCATGAGTTTGCTGATGTGGGAGATTTTGCAGAAGAGTGGCACCGAGAAAGACTACTGACTGACTATTGTCAACAAAGGAGCACCTGATGACAAACTTTATTTTTCTCAGCAAAGGTGGCACAGATGAATATATCAACATGTTGGCCAATAGCGCAGGTAAAGAACCCACTAACACAGATTTTTTTGACTACAAGTATGACATAATAATGGATGGAATGACTCCAGTACTCCGTGGTATCTTGAAATACAAGATCATGCAAAAATGCCTGGCCGACCACAAAGATTTTTACTACGTGGATTCTGGCTATGTTGGTAACAATATCAACCGACTAAACCCCATGGGCAATAAACTGTATCATCGCATTGTCAAGAACGATTTGCAACAAACTGAAATACGACCCCGTCCAAACGATCGTTGGCAAGCTCTTGGTATCAACCTACAGCCAAGAAAGTTTGGCAAAAAAATTATCATTGCGGCACCAGACGAAAAGCCCTGTAGGTATTACGGAATTGATCAAGCACAGTGGGTGCAACAAACTATTGAAGAAATTAAAAAATACACCAACCGTCCTATTATAGTGCGTCAACGAGCACCAAAACGAGTTGACCGGATAGCAACTGCGCCATTGCAGCAGGTGCTGACACAAGACGTTCATGCTCTGGTGACATTTAACAGTGTTGCCGCAGTAGAATCTATTTTGTCAGGAGTACCAGCATTTGTACTGGCGCCCAGTCATATAGCACAACCTGTGGCTAGTACGCAGTTGAGTCAAATTGAAAATCCTTACTGGGCAGATCAAGACAAATTAAATGCATGGTGCCATAGTATGGCCTATGGTCAATACCATGTGCGTGAACTGCGCGATGGTACCGCTTTTAGAATGATGCAAGAATCATGAAAGTCGTCTGCTATTTGGCCACGCTGCCAAGAAAATTGGAGTACACGTCTGACCAAAGCCTTCAAGCTGCCACAGACAAACTCAACACTTTGAAGTTTTTTATTCAAGGTGTACAGGCCTGCGGTGATGAAGGTGTTGTTGTAGATGACGCTAACTATCAGCCCAGTGACGTGGCTGTGATACTGGGCTGGGTACACGAACATGGCAAAACCGCGCCACACTTGCAACTGCGTCAGCAGATATTGGACGGGCAACGTGCGTACAATGGTCGTACTGTGATTGCTGACAGCAATCTTTTTCTGTACAAAAACACAAGCAATCCTGGCTACTGGTTGCGCTACAGTTTTGATGGCATATTCCCCAACACAGGACAATACTGTGACACTGCGCCCGAACCTGCTCGTTGGTCAGCAGTGCAACAAAATCTCAACATACATCTCAAACCTTGGCGCACACAAGGCAATCATGTCCTGTTGTGTTTGCAACGTGACGGTGGCTGGAGCATGGGCGGAGTCGAAGTACTGGACTGGGCAATGAAGATCATACTGCAATTGCGCAGATATACCAACCGGCCCATTAGAATACGTGCGCATCCTGGCGACAAACGAGCCAAGAAGTATTGCGACCGATTGATGAAACTGTGTGTGGGCCGCAGACTACTCAATGTAGAACTCAGCACACCAGATACATCGCTAGAGCATGATTTAAAAAATTGTTGGGCGGTGGTCAATCATAACTCCAGCCCTGCAGTGGGCGCAGCAATCGAAGGTATTCCAGTTTTTGTTACTGATCCTGAACGCAGTCAAGTGCGAGAAATTGCCGAAACAAGATTGGACAAAATAGAAACACCTATAACACCTGACCGTGACGCATGGATACAACGTATAAGTCAATTCCACTGGAGTCATCAAGAGCTCCAAGACGGCACAGCCTGGGCACACATGAGAAAGTTTGTGGAAAAATGATAGACATTATTACCAGCTTTGATCAACGCTATCATGACCTAATAGGCAAGGATTGCGTAAGCAGTTTCTTAGAACACTGGGATTCACAATTTCAGTTGACTTGTTATGTCGAAGGTTTTGCCTTGCCTGACCATGCCAGACTCAAACAGATTGATTTTAACTTGCAAATGGGCCCAGAGTATCATGCATTGCAACAAGACACTGCTTATGGTGTGCAAGTTAAAAAATTCAGCAAAAAAGCGTTCAGTGTGATACATGCCATGTATCACAGTGCTGCAGATTGGATATTGTGGTTGGATGCTGATGTAGTTACCATGAAGGCGTTGCCGGCTTATGTGATCTTGGACTGCATGCGGTCTGAAGATCTCAGCATGTACATGGGCGTGACCTATACTACCGACAAATCAGGCAATCCTGGATCATGGCTTGTGCCCGAAACTGGGGTGTTTGCTGTAAACACCAAACATCCAAAGTTTGAAACTCTTAGACACGAGTATCGTAGACGCTATGTTGAACGTGATCATTCTGACCTGCGCAGATTCTACGACAATGATGTGTTTGGTGCTGCCATCAATCTTGCTGATGCCCCGGTGTATGATTTGTGTGAGGGATTTGCCAAACCTTACAAAACACCCTTACCACACACAGTGCTGGGTGAATATCTTATACACTACAAGGCCAAACACAGCAAGGCCGACTATCAAGCAGACCAATAACTTTCGCTTCGGGGTTGAATGAGATCCTTGGCTGGACTCCGGCCAGTTTCCTTGCGCCTGCCTTTGAGATGGTCAAGATAGGCACCCCAAGCAGTGTTGATTAGTGGATGACCTTCGCCTTTGATCAGTCCTTGACTCCAGTTAAGTTGGCGCCATTTAGGATGTGTAGCTTGCACTTCGTTACGAGTCTCATCAAACACCCAGCAGTCATTCCATTCGGCCATGGTCATAAGACGTCCTGAATCATAGGCCAACTGAAATTCTTTGAGCCACGTTAGTGTAGCAGTGTCACGCAGGTTCATGCCGTACAAACCACATTCACTAAACTTTCGTTCGCGTCCTAGATAGGCCAGTCCTACCTTGGCGGGCATTTGACTGTTGATAAAGTCAGTAGAAATAGGTGTATGGCACACCATGTCTGCATCCATCCAAAATAATACATCGGCATTGCAACTGTCTGCACAGTGAACTACTGAATAGACTTTGTGGCTGAATCTAATGGCGTCCCAACGGAATCCGAGGCCTGGGGCTTTGCCTTTGCGGTCCGCTGGCCCTGTGGCAACTAAACCACGTGCTCTAGGATCGCTGCCCCAGCGTTGTTTGAACGCTACAATTTCTGGGCTTACTGCATGTAAATCTCTCACATGCAGATTAGGTGCGCTCTGTTGTATCACACAGTCTTCAGTGTACACATATAAATCAATTTCTTTGGGCCAGTTTTGTAAGAACGTGTCAATCATGCGGCTGGCGTAGCGTTCGTAACCGCTGGCATTGAATGTTGTGACCACTGCGTATTTCATTTGGGTATCCATATTGTATTACTCTTGCTCTTGACAGGGGCTGCCTCATATGGACCGCACAAATCATTGAGCCACTGTCTATGTTGATCTTGTTGACCGTTGTCCTCAATCAACAACCAAGGTCTATTGCGTTGTATGGTGTCACGACTGCCGTCTAGCACTGCATTTTCAAAACCTTCAACATCAATCTTGATCCAGTCAACTGATTCAAAATTGAATCGATCCAGTGTGGTTAGTTCTCCAGTGTGCTTTTCAAACTCTGGGTTGGGCACAAACTCTGCCACCTGTTTGGTGTGCCCACACTTGAGAGTTTGTAATTCAAATGTTGCTGTTTGATCTCTGTTGCTAAGACCTAAGTTATAGAGTTCTACGTTGCTGTATGTTTCTAGATTTTTTTGCAAGACTTCAAAATTTTTGAGCACTGGTTCAAAACATATCACATGTTCAAAACGTTCAGCACTGGGTCTAGCAAATATGCCAATGTTGGCACCAATATCAATCATGGTACGCTTGCGAGGAATATTGTTGTACACATACCAGCGATAACGATTTTGATAATGTACATCCACTACCTCCTGCAGTCGTTCACTAAAAAATCCATTTGGTGGCTCAGAAGAATACCACAGTGAGTTTATTTTATACATATATAACTATTTAATCCAATGAAAATCAGTCTATTTAATAATTTTGGTGCCAAAAACTCAGTGCCAGTGTTTCAAGCCATTGCTCAGGGACTTGTTGCCCAAGGTCATACGGTAGTGCATCATGACCTCACCGCAGATGCGGCTGTGATATGGAGCATGCTGTGGACTGGGCGGATGCGTCCCAATCAAGAAGTTTACGAAACATTTAGACGTCAAGGCAAACCAGTAATTGTGGCCGAAGTTGGCATGATACAACGTGGGCACACCTGGAAGATTGGTATCAATGGCACTGGTATCAACAGTTACAATTTTGACAATCTCATACCCGATCGAGCTGTTGCCCTTGGACTTGGTCTCCAGCCCTGGCGCTCAGGCACAAACATTGTGATAGCCTTGCAACGCCATCACAGTCAGCAATGGGCAGGATTACCTGATGTAAGTGCATGGTTGGCCAATGTTGTAAAAGAAGTCAAACAACACAGCGATCGTCCCATTGTGGTGCGCCCACATCCACGCAGTACCTGCTCAATTCCACCGGGATGTTTGATTGACAAACCCCTGGCTAAATCTGGCACCTATGACGATTTTGATTTTGATCGAGTGCTGAGCACGGCGCACTGTGTGTTGAATTGGAACTCCGGTCCGGGACCGCAGGCATTGATGGCAGGCATATCAGCGTTTGTTGGTCCGGACAGTTTGGCCAGCACCATTGCCAACTGGGACTTGTCACAGATAGAAAATCCTCCACGCCCTGATCGCAGTGTATGGCTAGAACAACTGGCACACACTGAATGGACTGTGGAGGAAATTAGATCAGGATTGCCGTTTAGGCGCTTAGTCTTTTGACATCAGCGTCGACCATGTCGCGTATCATAGTCTCAAAATCTGTACGTGGCTTCCAGCCCAATAACTCTCTTGCTCGACTTGAGTCGCCACACAAGCTGTGCAGTTCTGCTGGGCGTTTGAATCTTGGATCGCTCTTGACCAAGTTTTGCCAGTCTGGTATGCCCACATGTTCAAATGCCACACGACACAGATCACCAATGGTATGTTGTTGACCAGTGGCAATCACATAGTCACGAGCTGTGTCTTGTTGTAGCATCAACCACATGGCTTCTACAAAGTCTCCGGCAAATCCCCAATCTCTAGCACTGTCTAAATTGCCCAGGGTGACTGAGTCAGCTAGTCCCAGTTTGATACGTGCCACAGCGTCTGTTACCTTGCGGGTCACAAACTCACGACCACGCAGGGGCGATTCATGATTGAACAAAATACCCGAACAAGCATACAGGCTATAACTTTCTCGGAAGTTTATGGTCATCCAATGCGAATACAATTTGCTTACCCCATAAGGACTGCGTGGACGGAATGGTGTGGTCTCACCTTGTTGTCCAGGTTCGGTGGCATTGCCAAACATTTCGCTGGTGCTGGCCTGATAGAACCTGGCATTGGGATTGTGTTGACGTATGGCGTTGAGCATGTTCAGTGGGCCTATACTGTTGACTTCCGTGGTCAATTTGTTTAAATCCCAACTGATACCCACAAAACTTTGTGCAGCAAGATTGTAAACTTCACGCGGTTGTATACTGCGCATGAGATGATTCATGGAATTTTCGTCAGTGATGTCGCCTGTGACTAACTCGATATCATTTTCAATTCCTAACCAGCGGATGTTGTCTAAATTGGGATTGCTATACCTTTTTACCAATCCATATACCTGGTAGCCTTTTTCAACAAGTAATTTTGCAAGATATGGACCGTCTTGCCCGGTCATGCCTGTAACAAATGCTGTGGGTTTCATTTTGCCTCCGTTACACTATGTATGTGACTTTTTGAGACAATAAAAATTTATATCAGTGTTATATATGTTCCACACACCACCAAAAAGCCACCCAGGCCGCAATGAAGAATATCACTAAGAAAAATTCCATTTCTGCTAAATCGCGTTGCCAACGTTCTTGGTCAGTCATGTTATACCGTGATGTCTTCCATGCCGGCTGTGCGCAGTCTGACCACATGCCCCATCTGCCACTGCTTGGTATCCAGGCCCTTCATGATGCCCAGCCAACGATTGCGCAACAGCGCCACTTCGTTGATGATGGTTTCAAAGTCCACAACTTCTTCTTCACCGTCCACATACTTTTCAGCATCACGTGCTGTGAGCGCACGAGCATAGCCTTCCAGGTACTTTTTAAAGTGCCGGGTTCGAATCTTGCGTAATTGGATGTTGAGAAAGTTCAGCACAGCTTCAATTTCTTGCAGCTGGTTGAACCTATGCTCAGTGATGCCCGGCAAGGCAGTGATGTTCTTTTCTACTAGGCCGCCAATCTTGCAGTCACGTTTGGCATCAGTTAACTCTGACTCAAAGTGTGCAATGAAGTCAGGTATATTACTGAGGTCTGCTACTACTTTACTGTACCACATGTATGTCTAGCCAATCTAAAAACGTTTTTGGAAAAATACTTAAATCTAAATTTCGCCTTGACGAAAACTCTTGCAAAAACGTTGCTAAATTTTTTTGATCAATCGGTGATACTTCATAATCAGATTTTAGCAAGTCTATTAGAATTTTAAATTGTTGATTGTTTTGTTTGTCTAAAACTTCTAGTAAATTGTATTTTGACTCTTTGTCCATTTTTTGTACGTCAAGAAATTCAGGAATAACACACAAATTTTCTTCTATCTCAGCATTGACAAAATTAACAAAATCAACATATCCAAATGCGGTTAGATTGCTGAGTGTAGAATAAAATTGATACTTAATTCCTGATGTTTTTACATAATCTAGCAATTCTACCAAATGATCAAAAGAATATCCATACCGGTTAAATTCATGTAGTTTTCCAATATTCTCTGCACTGATCCCCAATTTAAAACTTGGATAATCTCGCAGTTGATCAATCAATCTTATAAATTTATTTTTAGGTATTCCAAGACCGGTCATTACAGTAAAGACAGAATTTGGATTGCTTATTTTTATTAGATCAAGCACTTGTGTCTCATACAGCAACGTCTCGCCACCAGTGATGTACCAGACTTTTATTGTTTTTGCATGTTCGATCAAATGACTATACAGTGTCTGAAACTTTGAACTTGAATATATGTCATTTTGTTTCAGTTTTTTAAACAATAAATTTTCAGTGCTCAGTACATACGATGGTCTAGAATTTTCAAAATTATACTCGCCATTTTTTTCAATATCTTCAGACCAAGCACGGCTCCACTCAGGTCCACAATACGAACAAGTAAGTGTACAGCGATTGCCTAGCGAAATATTCACTTGCTCTAAAATATCAATCTGAGCTGATTGGTGAGTTTTCTCTGCTCCGCCATTGATTGATCTAATGCTAGGTAATCCAGCATCTTCGTTTTTCCAACACGGTTTTTCACAGGACAACACACGAGTATTAGACAACATCTGCTTGCGCTCGTTGCGTATAACTGATAAATTCAATAACCCATTTTTTTCTAAATCAACAAAATCAATTTTATATGGTGAAGCAGCACAACATGATGATATTGATGAACTTTGAAATGTTAACGATAATTCAGTAAATTTTCTAGAACAATAATAATTCCGGTCAGTAGTCATCTTCTTGATTGTAGTTGTCCTCGTCATCGGGTTCTTCATCTTCCTCTTCTGTATAGTCCTTGTCGTTGTCAAGGTATGCAGTCAATGCTTTTTTGATGTCTGAATCGCCTTTGAAGGCGTTTCGAATTTCTTCAACATCATGATCGTGATCAATCAGGATAGACACAATGCTTTCAGCAGCATCTATACGATCTACCACATTCACGTATCGCTTTAATTCGCCCCAAATTTCGCTTGCTACTTCTGCTGACATTTTTATTCCTCCACAGTGTCGGCTGTACTTACCTCTGTCTTGATGTTCTTGAAGTCTGTCATGACTTTGTCCAGGCACCCATCTTCGTTTGCTTCCCAGGCCTTGCGGAATTGTTTAATTATCTCGCCTTCGCTAGTGGTGAACACTAGACGATTGCCTTCTTTCTTGAGCATGCCTTTTTTCTCTGCAAGATCAGTCAATCCACTGTAGGGATTCATACCTGTTTCGTAGGGAATTTTAACCTGCATGCCTTCGAATGGTTTTGCATAACGAGTTTTCATTACTTTACAACCAGCACGTATGCCCATGACTTCGGAGATCTTGTTGCCATCCTCGTCTTCTTTCAGCTTCATTTTCTTCATGGCCACCACAATACTTGACGCATAGATAAAGCCTTGACCACCTGAGATTTTGTCATCTGGATCAAACATGTCTTGACTTGCGTATGTATGATTTGTACAGACCATTCCCACATTAAAACCACCAAACATGTTGACTGAATTACGAACCAGTGACGTCAGTGCCTTGGGCTTACGACCCATGTCACCTTTCATGTCACCTGCTTCAAACTGGTTGACATCAGTTGGTGTCAACAACATGCCCAATGAGTCAATCACCCACAACACTTTCATGCGCTCACCGTCTGGCAGGGCTTTGTAGTCAATCATGAATGTTGAAATGGCCTTGGCCACGTCATCAATCATGCTCATGTTCAGTTTGAGCAACTTATCTGCGCCAGTGTCCACACCCAATGCATGCAGCCATGTCTCATCCAGTGCGTTTTCTGTATCAACCAAGATAACAAAAATACCTTGCTCTTGTGCGTTCTTCACAATGTTGCCTGAACAGATATAACTCTTGCCTGCACCTGACTCGCCGGCAAACACTGTGATCTTGCCCAAGGGAATGCCTCGATTGAAATCTCCTGAGATGAGATAGTTCAAGGCAAAGTTGCCTGTGCTAATCCAATCTGTCGGATCATTGAATCCAATGCTTAGGCCTTCAATGCTTTTGGTAATGTCCTTGCGGAACTTGCTTACGTCAAATGGTTTTCCCATGTTTTTCTTCCTTGTATAAATCTTTAAAAATTGCTCTGCTGTCTAATT